GGCAGCAGCAAGTCGCCAACGCCAGACCTTGACAACATCGATCAGATCGCAGCGGGCTGCTAAACGCAGGCGACTGAGTAACTTTCTGCCTAGTAGCTTCACGATGCAGTCTGCTTCTTGGAATTTGCCTAGGACAGAGTCAAGTTTGCCAGCACGTGAGGAGTTCCAAATAGCTTCTATATAGCTTCTCGTCACGTTTGTTACTGTACGCAGGAGTTTTGCAACTTGACCCATATCCACGGCAGCCGCCTCGTTAATGAACTCGACCAGCCAGGGGTTCTTCGCCTTTGCTTTAGCGACCTCTATACACTTCGCTCTTGTTCGCATGAGCATAATTCTAGGCCCTACTACAGAGAAGCCTGCGGGGTCTCTTAACCATTGGAGGTCGCTTACCTCTCGGAGTGGCTGATTGAGTATGTTATCGATAATGGGGGCAAGTTTTGGACAATGCTCGGCGATATTGAGTAAGGTCGATATGCCAAGAGCTGTTGTAGGTCCCATCACATTGGCATCTAGTGATATCGATCCCACCATCCCGAGACCACCATAGCATAGAGGAGTTACTCCAAGGAGACCAGCCTCACCAACACGCAGTGTTTTAGCGTATCCTTTGGAAAATCGGAGGACCTCCATCCATGAGCAGAAGTGGTACATCCAGGTAGCCCAGTCTAGAGGGCCCGAGGAAGCTGCGACACCCTGAGCAACTGCATGATTTGCTGCGATCCGATGACCTATAGTTTCAACCGGTACGGGATTATACGCCGCAAACCCAAAAGCAGCCTTCATTCCTTGTCTCATCGGTTCGCTTAGAAGGTATCTCTCGTTGAGAACTACAAAATAGACATCCGATTCGTAATTCTTGTCAACGGACTCTTTCCAAGAGATACATCCATAACATTCCTTCCTTAAGGCGCGATAGGCTGTTGCGTTTGCTACTCGTTCCTTTGGTGTACTGCCTACGAGATTCCCAACGGACACACAGTCGTCGATGAAGACCCCACTCTTAGATTTGCCTTCCAGGAGACCTTGCTCTATGGCTTTCATATCGATATAAGCCCTCATATCACCATGGATAATCGTGTTTCGCTTTCCTATCATACCCTCAAAATCGGACCCATCATTCTCGAAATTCAATAGGTTCCCATAGGCTCGGACGCTGATCTTTGCACGTGTCATAGGGCGGTAAACTTTGGCTAACCGAGGATCGGCGAAGAGTTCTGCATAAAGCGTTCCAACGTCGTCATGGTAGGGTTCATCCATGCAAGGCGAGAATTTCTCCATGTCGGTACTCTCGCCGAGTGGGTTTGGCACGTCACTGAAGAGATCAGCAATCTCCTGGAGTTTTGTCTGCTTCTTTTGAGTTGACACGCCGAGGAGATTCTCACTCATATGTGTCATCTCTAACTCTGTGTGCTTCTCCAAAAGAGAGTAGATGAGGCGAACGCTAATCCCGGCAGCAAAGAACATCCGAGCTTTCTCCTTCTTATACTCTAAACGTTGGCCAGCGAGTACATGACGGCAGTCGGTCTCTATGTGTGCAAGGATCTCATCGACCGTCCTCGGCTTTTCGCACATCAGCATCCACATGAGCATGTTTCTATCCCACGTAGCCGCGACACGAAGACTTTCTTCAGTTGTGTAGGCCTTTGGATCTTCAGGCGCTAAAGAGTGATCCTCACAGGAAAGAAGCATCGCTTCAGTAGATTTGAAGAGATGTAAGACACCCGTGAGGTCGACATCGTCAGATTCATGATAGCGATCTCGTGGGATCCCTTCCTCCTCATAGGTGTCATGCCAACTCTTATGCGGGACGCCTTTACGAATTTTTCCTGGGTAGAAAGGGGATCCCTGCATCTTCTTGATTCTGCCAATAGTCCTCCACCTGACAAACCGACGGTAGTCCTTGTAACGTGCTTCCTCTGCGGAGTTAGGATCACCTCCAGTACGATTACGGTTTCTGTATAAGGCGCGCTGGTCGTTATAGAGGGTAAAGGGACAATACATCGGGTAGAGAGACAGTTTCTTCATATCTACGATATCCAAAGCTTCTTTCATGGGTACTAAGAGCAGCATATCGAAGACATGTTGAAAAGACGGGAAACAATCAGGGAGTTTTTCCTTCACTTTGGCTTTAACACGAGCTGGGTTGTCTGTGTAGGTGGTACCGGCTAAGAAGGCATCTAAAGTGTCGATCA